CGGCAGTTTCTGTTCGTCTTTGCCAGCCGAGAGAAATACGGGGAAAGGGTGCTGGAGAACATCGCCAATTCCGGTTTCTACGATGACTTTGCCGACTGGATCGAGCGGAACAACTGGCAGGGCATCTTTCCGGATCTGGGCGACTACCGGACACCATACCGCATAGACATTGCTTCCAGCGGCTATGCCTATGACACCGGCGATGATACCGCACGGTATCAGATCCAATTACGACTGATGTATTATCAGGATAGGAGGTATTTTACACATGGGTAAGAATTTGAAAAACGCAGACCTTGTACTGCGTACCGGCAAGGTGGCATTCTGTCATGTGCCTGGACAGAGCGTCTATACACGCATGGAGGGCTTCACCAGTCTCTCCGCGTCCAAAAATCCCACAGAGTATGAGCGGCAGTATGTGGACGAGGATTTCAAACGAACGGATATTACCGCCTATAACACTGCCATTGCCTATGCACTGGATCGCTACAAAAAGCATCCTGTGACAGATGACATTATCGGCATTCACGAGAACGAACTGCTGGGACAGGATGCGGTGCGTTCTATCATCAATGTGGATATGACCACAGCACAGCAAGGGAGCAACGGCATCTGGTCGGCATCGGCAAAGATGCGTGACTATGCGGTCATTCCGGATGCAGACGGCGACACCACAGACTGCATGACCTATTCCGGCAACTTTAAGACAAGGGGCGAAATGGAAGATGTCACGGTGTTCAGCACTGATGATTTTCAGACCATTACACTTTCCACCAACACCAAGCCGGTACTGAAAACGCTGTCTGTTTCTTACGGCAGTGAAAATCTGCTGAAACCCACATTCAAGTCCGACATTACGGAATACACGGTCAGCAAGATCGGTTCTCTGAGTGTATATGCAACAGCGGAGAGCAATACGTTTAGCATTACGGTTTCCTGCAACGGAAAGTCTTCGTCCATTACCACTGCTGGTGTGGCATTTACCGTCAAGGAAGGCGACTATATCTACATTACTGTTACAAACGGCACACTGGGTTCTAATACCTATGCCGTTAAGTGCAGTGCTTCGTAAATACCCCTCAGTCAGCCTACGGCTGCCAGCTTCCCTTTCAGGGGAGCCTATAATTGAATAATTCATCTTATGGAGGAATGAATGATGAAAGACGATCTGACAATCTGGCATATCCACGGACTGGAGCTGCCGCTGGACATTGAGGAAGCGGACACCGTGGAAAAGTATGAGGCTGCTCTGGCACAGTTGAAGCAGGATGTGCCGGAGGACAAGTCTGCCGGTGCGGCAGCATACATCCGGGCATACTGCAAGGCGTTTCGTACCTTTTATGACACGCTCTTTGGCGAGGGTACGGCGGAGCAGATCTTTTCCGGCATCCCGGATCATGCACGGCGGTATACGGCAGTGTACGGGGAATTCCTGACCTTTGTGGCAAAACAGGCGGCACAGTCGCAGGCGGAATCCATGCAGCTGAAAAAGAAGTATCTGCCCAAAGGCGGCAGACGATGAATCTGCTGTACGATGCCCTGCCGGACACGGTGACGGTAGACGGCAAGGCGTACCGGATCTATACCGACTATCGGGACTGGCTGCGGTTTTATGATATGCAGGAGGACGATGGTCTTTCCAAACGGGAAAAGCTGCTGCTGATGCTGGAATGGTACATCGACAAGCCACCGCTCTCCTGTCTGGAGGAGGCTCTGGAAGCTCTCATTGGGTTTGCGACACGCTCCGAGGAGCAGCCGGAACAGCGGCAGGAGCATTCCGGACGCAAAACCACTGACCGGGTGCTGTCATGGCAGTATGATGCAGCCTATGTGTATGCGGCGTTCCTGTCGGTCTATCACATGGACTTGCAGCAGGTGGAGCAGATGCACTGGCATCTGTTTCTGGGGCTGTTTGATGCCCTTCCGGACGAAACACCCATTAAGCAGCGGATGGGATACCGCAGTGTGAATCTGGCGGAGATCAAGGACAAGAAGGAACGGCTACGGATCCGGAAGATTCAGGATCGCATCCGCATTCCGCAGCCGGAGCTGGACGGCTATCAATGCGGTGCGTTTTTCGGATAGATAAATCCTGTTTTAGAAGCGTATAAATAGCGGCACTTTTACGGTATGTGAGAGTGCCGTTTTTTCGGAGGTGGTGAAATAATATGGCAGATGAAAGCATCAGAGTCCCCATTGACGGTGATACCAGCGGTTTTGACCAAAAGGTTGAAGGCATGAAAGGGACGATCTCCGCAGCATCTGTGGCAATGGGCAATCTGCTCTCTGACATGGGAAAGAAAGCCCTGTCTGCATTTGGCGATATGATCTCCTCCGGGGACGAGTTCAACAAGGCGATCAATCAGATGTCCTCTTCGACTGGTGCGACCGGAGCGGAGCTGGAAGGGCTTCGGGATGTGGTCAAGGATGTGTACGGCAATAACTTCGGGGATTCCTATGAGGATGCCGCCAATGCCGTGACAGAGGTCACAAAGCAGACCGGACTGATGGGCGAGGAATTGCAGTCTGCCACAGAGGGTGCTATGGCACTCAGCGACACGTTCGGCTATGAAGTTAATGAAAGCACCCGTGCTGCATCGGCACTCATGAACAACTTCGGGATCAGTGCCGAAGAAGCATACAATCTCATTGCCGTGGGAGCACAAAACGGTGCCGATCAGAACGGCGATCTGCTGGACACCCTCAATGAGTATTCCACGCAGTATGCGGCACTGGGACTTTCCGCAGAGCAGTTCACCCAGAGTCTGATCTCCGGGGCAGAATCCGGGGCGTTCTCCATCGACAAGGTGGGCGATGCGGTCAAGGAATTCAATATCCGCTGCAAGGACGGCAGCGAGTCCACCGCAGAGGGATTCGCCATGATCGGCATGAATGCAGATGACATGGCACAGCGGTTTGCGGCCGGCGGCGATACGGCACAGGAGGCATTTTTTCAGACTGTCCAGGCGTTGGACAGCATTGCCGATCCAGTGGCGAAAAACCAAGCCGCCATTGACCTGTTCGGCACACAGTTCGAGGACTTACAGGCAAACCTATTGCCCATGCTGGCAAACATGGAAGATGCGTCCGGTGTGGCGTATGATGCACTGGGACAGATCAACGAGGTCAAGTATGACGACATCGGCAGTGCGGTAGAGGGACTGAAACGGACTGTCAGCGGTTTCTCTCTGGATATGAAGTCCACGCTGTCTGCCGGAGCAGCAGATGCCATTTCCGGTATCATCAATGTGATGAACGGCGGAGATGCTGCCGGGATCTTTGACGGGCTATTTGAAAGCATCAACAGTGTGATCGACTCCATCGGCAGCAGATCCAGCGGCATGGTGGAAGCTGGTAAGAAGATACTGGGCGAATTTCTTTCCGGTATCCGGGAAAACCTGCCTGGCATTCTCAGTGCCGGAACAGAGATCCTAAACAGCATCGTCCAGGGCATTTCGGAAAATGCTTCGGCATTACTGGAAGCAGGACAGACACTTTTGAACGGCATTATTACAGCGATTCAACAGGCATTGCCGAACCTGCTGCCCATTGCGGTGCAGCTGATTACCACGCTGATCAACGGATTGTCAGAGGGTCTGGTGGCACTGATGGAGTATGTGCCGCAGATTATTCTAGCCATTGTCAATGTGATCGTGGAGAACCTGCCCACGCTGATCACAGCAGCCATTGAAATTCTGAATGCTCTGGTGGGCGGTCTGATAGACAATGTCAGCACGATTCTAACAGCGGTCATTATGATTATCATGACACTGACGGATATGATAATCCAGAATCTCCCTCTCCTGATCGATGCCGCCATTCAGATCATTATGGCGTTAGTCAATGGCATTCTGGACAATCTGCCGCAATTGATCGAAGCGGCAATTGATATGATATTTGCCATTGTCAACGGACTGATCGAACAATTGCCACAGCTGATCGATGCAGCCATTCAAATTGTCACAGCTCTGTTTCAAGGGCTAATAGACAACTTGCCAATGATTATTGAAGCAGCAATCAAGCTGATGTATGGACTGTCTTCCGGGTTGATCAAAGCGATTCCGGATCTTTTGAAAGCGATTCCCCAGATATGGGGAGCGATCTGGGATGCGATCACCGAAGTGGACTGGCTGGAACTGGGCGGCAACATTCTGAAAGGCATCGCCAACGGTCTGATCGAGGGCGTTTCTGCTATCTGGGATACAGTGCAGGACGTTGCCGGACAGATCTGGGACGGATTCAAGGACTTTTTCGGGATCAATTCCCCGTCTAAGCTGATGCGTGACACTGTGGGTAAATTTTTACTGCCCGGCGTTGCTGTAGGCATGGAAGACACCACAGGCGACACTGCTGATGATCTGAACCGTTCGCTGGATGCCATGATGGACAAGGTGGACACAGACCGGCTGCAAATGCGGTTGGATTCTGCGGTACAGATGCAGGGCTATTCCAGCATGGGAGCTGCCGGAACGGCAGTGCAGTACAATTCGCCGGAGAAAACGGCGGCGGAGGAATACCGGCAGCCGCAGCAGAACGGGGATATTATCATTCCGGTGAATATCGGCGGCACACAGCTGGAAACCGTTGTGGTCAAGGCGGCACAGATCGCCAATGCACGAAGCGGAGGAGAAACCATATGAGACTTGTGAATATTTGGGCGAAGTCGCCGGGGGGCACCTGGTCATCAATGTCATTAACTTAACATCTAGCCAAGCGAG